ATCCCATAAATGCACCTCTTTCTAATTAAATTGATATTTCATTTGAAATCCTTCGGCCAATTCTTCTTTTTTTTCTATTTTTACTGAATTATCAAGGATGACTTTAGTTTTAATTTCAAGTTCTTCCATATTTTCAGTGTTAATATCATTTAAAATTTCTTCCAGTGTCCTTACTTCAAATTCTCCAATCAGAATTCCATCAGTAACATTGAAAATAATTTCATCAATGTAAATAAAAAAAGCTCCTTTAATCTTTAAATGACTAAAAAAAGCCTCTTCTAGTTTTTCCTGAATTTCAAGTAATTCAATTTTATTTTTCTCTCTGTTTTTTGAGAAATAATATATTCTGACTATAAAATTACGTTCCTTCATGCTTTGCATGAAGACTGATGTTTTTAAATTGTCTATTGAAGTTCTGACCGAAGGCCTTTCGAATTCCTCTTCTAAATTCTTACTGTCTACATTCATTTGCAGACTTTCATTTATTTTTCTGTTAATAGCTAACATAACTTCTTTAAGACTTATCATCATTCCACCTTCAAATTATCTAGCATTTCATCAATATCTTTTGCAAATTCCTCACTGAATTCCTCTTTTATTCCATCCAAAACATGATATCCTTTAACAAATCCAACTTCTTTTCCAGACTTTGTAACCATTCTGTGACCATATTCTATTAGATGTGCGTGAGGTGCTGAATTATAAACTCTTACAGCATCCTCGTCTCCTGCATATTTATATACCTTTCCACGTTTAAATCCCTTTATATAGTTTCCAGTCTTAGTTTTTACCAGTCCTTTTGCTTTTCCTACTACTTTTCTTCGAAGTTTATTACCACTTTTCTGTAGCATTTTCTTTACCTGCTTTGGATATTCTTTTGAGCATATTTCAACCATTTCTTTTGTAAATTCATCAAGTCCTTCTATTTCAACTGACATTATTCATCAATCCTCCTGCAGAACACTTCAATAAATTCTCTATTAGTAAAATCTTCATTCCAATAGATGACTTCGTATTTATTGTTTTTTTGCATAAAATACCAGTCTTTTTTTATTTCTAAAATAGATCGCTTTCTGAAAGTTAATCTATAAGTTTGTTCGTTATATTCTGTATCTGCAGCAGTTTTCGTTTCCTTATTTCCCTGAGATACTATTTCACAGTAAGCATTTTTGACAAACTTTCCTATCCTATCTTTTTCAGCAAGTTCATTTTCTGTTTCTATCATTCTATAGACTGATACTTCATGCCTTAATTTTGTACTCCTGTCTCTCATTTTATTCACTCCAATACTGCAACTGAGAAATCATTGAACGAATCACATAAGAAAAATCTGTTGTATCTTTTTTAGCCTGACTTCTGTTGTCATATAATTCCTGAATAAGAACTAATTGAACCATTTCAGCTTTTGCTTTGAATTGTTCATTTTTTATTTTCTTATCAAAATTATCTATGGCATCTTTTAGATAACTCTCTGATATTAATATAAAATTATCTACCAGAGAATCATCATAATCAAGTCTAAGATATTGTTTTACCTTTTCCTTATCCATGAATTAGTACCTCCTAAGAAGTTGCTAATTCTAAATAAACCATTGCAGCTTCATCTACTTTTTTAACATCAAATCTTTCTATTGCTCTCATATAAGTTGCATTTTTAGTAAATCCTGCTTCAGAGGATACCGCTAATTCAAGTCCTTCTCTGTCAAAGAACGATACAAATTCTGTTAAATCACCTACAAAAACTGGTGCTTTTGTTGTATTCATCGGCAATAAAGCATCAGAAAGTACAATAACCGGTCTCCCTTTATATGTCTTTTGTGTAGTATTTTGCAGATTTATTTCCAGCAAAGGTCTTCCTTGTTTATCATCCAGATTATCTAAAAAATTAAATCCTGTCTGATTTGTTATTATGATTGCATTCTGAGATATTGCAGGATCTAAATCTACATTTAAGGCTGTATTTACTACTTTAATATTTGCAGCAGGTTTTGGAGTTAGTCCTTTTAGCAACGCTATTATTTTCTTATTTTCTGTATTTACTGCTTTCTTAACAAATCTTCTACCTATATATGCTGACAGATTAACATTTTCATCTGAAAGCAAAGTATTTGATATAGGAATTATATCTCCATAATCTGCTGTTGTATATTTAACCTGTCCAAAATCTACATCAGACTTATTTATTTCATTCAGTTCCTCAAATGATATAAGCTCTCCTGTATTGCCTTTTTCAATCGGTAAAGTTCCAGTCAATGAAGTTACAGGCACTACATTACATAATCCTTTTAACGAAACAAGTTCCCTTCTTAGTTCTTTTATTTCATTGAACTGTTCTACTGGCACTAGATATCCACCTTTTCCGTCAGTCGCTTCTACCTGTCCAGGTGTTCCTGCCGCATTTAAAAATTCTCTTTCTTCTTCTGTAACGCTTTTTCCTAACAACATTTTATTAAAAATTCTATTTACGTTCATTTTATCTTCCCTTACCTGTATTTGATTTCCATTGAAATTTTGCACTTCATCTTCTTCCAATGCTTCCTGTACTGCAATTGCATTTTTAAGCTCTGTTAATTCACTTAATTTTGCATGCGCTTCATCTATTTTTCCTTGATCCTGCAACCCTTTTATTGTGTTCTTCAATTCTTCAAGTTTTCTTTTCATTTCTATTGATTTTTTCATTTACATCATCCTCTCTTTATAAATTTAATGCTATTTCTATTTCTTTTATTTTTTTACTTTTATCTACAACTGGTTTAGTTGCTGTTTTAAAATTTTCCGGTAATTTCTTAAAATTTTTAGGATATTCTCCAGCACAGTTTAGTATTTCCTGTTTTTTTCCTACAGTTATATCAAAATAATCACTTGCTTCTTTTCCTGTCAGCCATGTTTCAGCATCTATCATTTCAGTTATTTTTTCTTTTTCCACACCTTCAAGAGTTTTCTTTAAATAAGTATTTGTAATCCCTTCCTGTATTGTATCAAGCGTTTCAGCAATACTCCTGAAATTATCAGCATCACCACTTGCCACAGTGCTTGGCTTATGAATCATTAAAAAAGCATTTTCAGGAATTTCTACTTCATCACACCCAAAAGCAATTACACTCGCTCCGCTAGCTGCTAAACCATCCACTATTGCCTTTGTTTTTCCATCATGCCTCGCTAACATGTTTGAAATTGCAACACTTGCAAAAACATCACCACCACCGCTATTTATATATACATTCAAATTTTTACCCTTACACTCTTTTAGCAACTCTCTCACATTTGAAGGATATGTATTTTCATCCTCACCCCATGACCAACCTTTCCAACTGTCATCAAGGATATCTCCTGTAATGTACATGTCAACTGAAGTTTCTGTAGAATTTTTAAATTTTAAAAACTCACTCATTATTTTCACCTCCCTTCAAATAGGCATTACCTACATTTTTCAATTCAACATAGCTTCCATTTACAAGAATCTTTTCACCATCTGCCACTTTAGGAAGTCCCGCATAAGTTCTTGCTTCATTAATTGTATAAATAGATCCTGCAACATATTTAGTTATACTTTCTGCCTGTGTTTTTAAATCTCCTCTCAAAATACTAGCTACATTAAATTCAAATCTTAATCCTTTTTTTCTTTCTTCCTCCGAAAGCATCTTATAGTTAAATTCTTCCTCATACTGATTCAGAATAAACAGAAGTGTGTCAATATAAAAAGTCAAGTTCTGCATTTCACTGTTAGCATAGCTTGACTTATCATAGTTATTTAAATGATTTGGTTTAACACCAAATGCCGCTGCAATTTGTAAGCTTGTAAATTTTTTCAGTTCATAAAATTGTGAATCCGTCAACTTAAGATCCAGGGGAACTAAATCCATTCCAAGCGGTATTGGAATAATTCCTCTACTGTCATTTCCAGAAGCAAAATTTGCTAGTTCATTTACAAGCATTGCTTTCTTTTTACTGTCAAAGTCTCCAGTATATTTCAAAATTGCTTTTGCAGTAAGGCCCTTTTCGTATAAGTTGTTTAAGTACTGTTGACTTATTTTAACGCCTTTCAGTGTACTCGCCAAAGTTTCTCTGATTGATTTACCTACAAGGCCATCTTCACTCAGTCCACCTTTAAAATGCAATATTTCTTTATCCTCAAATATATAAGTCTTCCCGGTTTTAGGTGCTAAATATCTATAATACATTTTGTTTCCTCTTTGAAAGATATCTGCATTATCAATCAGTATTTGCATATTTCTACTTTCAAGTGGATATATTCCTTCCAGCTTTCCATTCTTTTCATATTGCAAATAAGCATAAGCATTTCCAGAATGATTTCTGTGATATTCTATCAAAGCCTTAAAAGTCGTAGGCGTCATGAACTTATTAGGTCTGACTTTTAACATCTGCAAGCTATCATGATCATATATCCTATTATTATCACTATCTTTTAAATTGATTGATAATTTCCCTATACTTTCACTTAAAACTTTTAGACATGTAAAATATGTTATTTCACTTAAATCTTTTCCAGCAGATATATTTTCACCTCTTAAAAAATTACTTATTTCTCCTGATGTTTCTTTTTCACGTTCATTATTTTCTTCTTTATTCAGTATATTTATTGCTTTTCTTACTATCCATTTATCCAGTATTCTCAAATATTTCACCTACTTTCCTTTTATCATTTCAAACCAGTCGTCAAATTCAGAATCAGCACTGTATTCATTTCTATTTACTAACATTATTTTCCATGCATCCATGACAGCATCCACTGGATCTATTCTATATTTTTGAGCCTGTTTGTCTATCTTTATTTCTCCAAAACTATTGCTTGTTGTTGTTGCATTAGCAATACTCCATTTCAGTAAATCATTTTCTTTATCATATAAAAGCTGATTAGCTTTTACCGAAAGCTGGAAATCTACTGTTGCATCATTTAAAGATTTTGCTGACTGTTTTATTTCTGTCAGATCGCACGCTAAAAATTCTAAATCCTGTAAAAATACACTTGCATTGTGATTATCATAACCAACCTCTTCAATCTTAATTTCATACTTTTCAATCAGTTCTTTCAAATGATTTATTATAAATTTATAATCCGTTTTCACTCCAAATGCTCCGCTCGTGAGTGTTAATAAGCCTTTGCTTACCCACATTCTATAAGGAACATCGTCTGTTTTTTCATGTTCAGCAAGCCTTAATTCAGGCATAAAAGAATGCGAATAAATATATATTTTCTCATGCTCCAGGGGGAACACAAGAGATATACTTGTCAAATCTCCACCGCTTGATAAATCTATACCAAGATAACATTCCTTGCCTTTCATATCTTCTATAGTAAAATCACTTTCACACTCTTTGAATTTCTGTAAGTCAACAAAACCACCTACTCCATTTGTCACCCAATAATTAAGATGTTTTGTCATGAAGTTTAAAAGGTCTGCTCCACCTTTTTCTTTTGCTTCAATTGCTTTTTCTGCAAGTCTTGCAACCATATCTTTATTGATTGTATTATCTGAATTAAAAAGCAAATATGGATTGCTCTTTGCCCAATTATTATAATCCCAGATATCGTCGTCTTTATCCATTTCACAGATAAAAATAAAAAGTGATTCTTTATCAATCACTTTCTCCAATACTTTTTCGCAGAATTTATATTGTTCAAAACAGAATCCATTAAGATTAAATCCTGCAGTTGTTATTGCTAATGTCAAAGCTCCGTCAACATTAATTTGACCGTCAAGCATTAACTTGTACATCTGATTATTCGGATGTGCATGTAGTTCGTCACATATGGCCAAAATACTTCTAAATCCATCAGCACTCTTCGTATCTCTTCCAAGCGACTTAATAACATTTCCTGTAACAAATGATTTTATTGTTCTTTCATGCTCTGTTATTTTATACATTTCCTGTAAATCATTGTCACTCCGAATAAACTTTGCTATTTCATCCCAAACTATATTTGCCTGTTCCTGTTTTGTTGCCGCACAAAATATCCGTCCTAATTTATATCCTGAAAATGTTGCAAATTGATTTGCCATTGCACCGGATAAAATAGACTTTCCATTTTGTCTTCCAACTTGAATATAAGCTTCTCTAAATCTTCGTTCCTTTGTTTTCTTTTTAACCCAGCCAAATAAAGATCCTATTATGAAATTTTGGAATCCTCTTGTGCTAAGCTTCTGCTGTTCTTCACCTTCACCAATCACCAATTCATTGATTATATTTATTGCTTTTTCAGCAAGTTCTTTATTAAATTTATAATCAAAATTCTTTTTTTTCA